TTCTATCTTAAAGAATTCTCTATATAGTTTTGCTTCATTATTATAGCATTCTTTATAATAACCAACATATTTAGGCAATATTACGTGATTTAATGATTCGGGTAATGTAATGGCATTATGCTTTCTTAATCTCTTGCTATCATCATGTTTTATAATAATATTTGATAAGTCATTCATGTATCTATATTAAACTATAAGATTAAAATATTATAGATTTTGTTAAATATAGCCAATAAAATATACCCATTAATGCTTTAGTTGATAGGTCTAATATATTATATCCTAAATTTTTATGTATTTCATTCATTAGATGAAATACTCCATATAAAGACCATAAACCGTAAGATAACCAAAATATAATCTTAGATTGTAATGTGACCTTGGAACCTCTCATAAATTGTATCCATATTGTTATATATGTTATATGTATGAATATAAAGCCTATAATATTTGATATAAACTTATTTAACATACCAATATCTCCAATATATCCAAAAAAAAGCATAAAAAAATTAGAAAATAAGACTAATAAATACGGCAGAAACTTAACTTTATGATTATTCTCGTATGCTAATAACATAGATAAAGCCAATAACATAAAAGGAGTTGTAATGAACCAATCTGTATAACGCAAAGTATTGATTTTTTCTAAAGGCAGTTCATTAATAGATGGATCTTTATCTTTATCTTTATCTTTAGTTGTGTCTACTTTTTCTAGTTCTGCTAAAAATAAGCCATAAAAATAACTTGCTATAATTGAAATACATGTTTCTAGATTCATAATGTGACGAACCATTGGAATTGGGCTTCGTAATGCTTCAATAAAAGCAATTGCTGTAGTAGTAAGTAAAAAAATATACGTGAAACGAAAGCTATTTATTAGAAAAGATGTTTGCATAATAATATAATACACTATTATATTATTGTATTATTATATTATTGTATTATTATTTTATTCTAAATAGCAATTTTTTAGAATTTTTATATGTATTTATGTTTATTTATAGTTCTCTAAAAATAAACATAAAAATTAAAAAATGAGAATAACGTTATATTTAATTGCTGTATGCTAAACCGCCCATACCCGACATAATGCGGAGAACGTTGTAGTTAACCGCGTATACGCGAACTTTGGCAGTAGATACACCTTGAACGGTAGCATTAGATAGAACTAACTGTAATGTAGCATTATCAATGCGCGAGAAATTGCAGGTGCCCGATGGCTGGTGCTCTTCTGGTCTTAAAGCGAAGGAGTAAACATTAATACCTGTATCAGGGGCACGGGTATGGTGCTGGAATGGCTGAACGAGGTCGAAGTATGTTCCTTCGCGCTCCGAGAAGCGATCTTGGCCGTTAAGCTGTAATTTAGCAACTACAACTGGATTCTCACCCCAGCAATGCATATCTATGGCTGTTTCAGCTAGCACGAATGTGCCGGCATCAGATACACCCGACTCAGTCATATTACCGGTCGCAGTTGCAAACGCGGATCCAGGAGTTAAACCACTAGCAAATGGATCTTCAAACATTCCCGATGTATTAATATAGCTGGTGCTATTAACAAGAGTCTTGGCACCAAAAGCATGAATAGCATTAGGTAGCGCATCTAGAGCATCAGTATAGTTGAAGGGTTGGGCGCCTAATAAATGATTTAGCGGATGACGGCTAGTTAGCGACGCGCAATAGTCAACATTAACATCAGGCTGAACGACCCAGATCAATTCTTTGCATGGATGATTTAAATTTAATTTGATCTTGTTAGACGACGAACCAACCGATTCATCACCAGTGAACTGTAATTGCTCGATCAAGTATTCGTGTGGGTTTTGCGCCATACGTCTGCGCTCATCAGTATCTAAGAAAATGTAATCAACAAATAGCGAGGCAGCGGCTAACGATTGCTTGTAAGCATCGTTAACTTTCTTGCCGGTGCCATCAATATTGGAAACAGCCCATAGGCACTCTTCGATGTTGCGAATGTCTAAATTGATTTTCACTTCGTGGTACTGTAAAGCAATTAAAGGGAGAGCTAAGCCGGGATTGCGGCAATACCAGAACTGTAATGGAACATATAAGGTGGTTTCAGGTAAAGCATTGCGTGGCGCGCAAACTTGGCGGACACCATCGGCAGAGCAAGGACCATCGACCGCCGCGAATGTTGGATCGCAAATGTATGTTAATTGAGTAGTATTACCGATCATTTTATAATAACCACGTTCTTGTTCTTTGGATAAGGTTAACTGATTCCAAATATGCATCCAATCACCATATTGGCGATCAATGCGCTGGCCACCAATCTCAACTTCGACTTGAGAAATTAATTGTTCGCCGGGGAAATCTAACCATCTGGCAAATACATCACCGTCATCTTTATTTTTTAAGCTTTGACCGATTTCTGGAAGTGTGATCTGTAAATAGGTGCGGAAAGCTAAGTCACCATTGCGAGATATAGTGCAAGTAACACGGCGACCGAAATCAGCTTGTCCGTTGAAAGTTTGTTCGATTGACTCCATCGCGAAATTAGTATGACGACGATATGTTACCTTCCAGAAAGTGATTTGGGGATTACCAGTTAAATAAACATCTTGAGCGCCATAGGCGACTAATTGCATTAAACCACCAGCCATTTTTTTATAATATCCCTAAAGAAAAAAAATTTTTATAATTTAATTTAATTAATTAAATTAATTAAATTAATTAAATTAAATTAACTTAAATATTTGTAAAATTTAATTAAAATATGATAAAATTTAATTAAATTAACAAAATTAGTATATAAATTTTTAATACATAAAAAATATAGTCTGATTAAATGAAGAGATCCGGAGCAATAAAAGTAACCCTAGATAATAAACATAATGAAATAATAAAATCATTTAAACATAATGAAGAAGTGGTTATTCCTAAATATTTGAAACAAATTGAAAAATATGAAGCTATGATGATCAAATCAAAAAATAAGGTAGAAATTTTAGAAATTATTAGTAAAACTAAAAACATCATTAATGCACTTAAAAATAAAGAGAAGAATTATTATTTAAATAATTCAAGATACATATTTGATTATTTTGAAAATAAGAAAAATATATCAGCAAATGAAACATTGCAAAATTCTGATAAAAATAATATAGTAAAACAATTTTTTTCATTAAATATAGATGAAGTTAGCAGTAATGATTCGTTAAGTAATGAATGTGTCTATCCAATGAAAAATACATATAGTGATGATAAGCTAGTAAAAAATGATGCAAATAAAAATATTGATAAATATTTTAATAATATTGATCCTAATTATTTAAATTATGATAAATTTATATATCCTTCGGATATATGTAATATATGTAAAAATGGTGAGCTCATTTTTGTTGAAAGCGAAGGCATGACTATATGTAGCAACTGTTCTAACAGTATTAAATATTTAATTGATATTGATAAACCGTCATATAAAGAACCCCCGAAAGAAGTATGTTCTTATGCTTATAAACGTATTAATCATTTGAAAGAGATCTTAGCTCAGTTTCAGGCAAAAGAAAGCACAAATATACCTGATGAAGTATTTGAAAACATTAAAAATCAAATAAAGAAAGAACGTATATCTTTGAGTGACTTAACAAATAAAAAAACTAAAGAAATATTGAAAAATCTTGGTTATAATAAATATTATGAACACATACCATTTATTAAAGACAAGTTAGGAATAAGACCTCCTATAATGAGTGCGGAGCTTGAAGAAACCTTATGTAATTTATTTATGGAATTACAAAAACCATATTCCAAATATTGTCCTAAAGATAGAGTAAATTTTTTAAACTATTATTATACATTATATAAATTATGTGAATTGCTAAATGAGCGCAGTTTTTTACCCTATTTTCCTATGCTAAAAGATCGCGAAAAACGTATAGAGCAAGACCAAATATGGAAAAAAATTTGTGAGGATTTAGGGTGGAAGTTTATTCCTATACCTTAATCGCCTAACTCGCCTTCACTCAATAATGCGCTAAAAATATTTATTAAATCTATATAATAGTTTAATGAGGCTGTTATAAAGTCTCCATAATAATCACGTTGTAATATAAAGTTTGTATCAAACACAATATATAATGAAAATAATATTAACGAACCAATAACTATTATTTTTTTAAGAAATGTTGATTGAATAATGAAATATTGGACGATGCTAATAATTATTAACGCTAATAAAGCAAAAAATAAGAAGGCCGCAGTCTTAAAACCTAATTGAATACCACTTCCTACTAATGCAACACCAAAAGCAAACATAAAAACAAAAATACTAGCTGTTCCAACCAGTGCACTTTTAACAATATTAGGATCTAATCCCGATTTTCTATATCCTAAAATTACACCAAAAGCAGCAGAAAAGAGAGAAAATAATATAAATTTTAACCATGGCGGCATAGTAATAAATGCTAAAATTAAAATTATAATAATTGTAATTACAACTGCTCCTATATATTTACCGTTGAATTTTTTAGCATCCTTATCCTCTTCTATTTTAATATTTTCACTTACATAATAAGTAATATAAAGTTGGAGTAATAAATTTGCTAAAATTAGCGAAAAGAAAACTCTTTTTTCGCTAATTAACTGAAATACTTGTGATATATTATTTTTAAAAATAGATTTTTTACTTTTATTTGCTAAATTTGATTTCTTAGGATTCATATAATTATAGTATAATATTATTTTT